TCTGAAATTAATCTTGTCGATTTAGATTGGATTTTAAACAATTTTTTAATTGTTGGGTTTAATAGTCGGAATTACGACATACCAATGCTTTTTGCTGCTCGCTCAGGGTTGTATACGAATGAATTAAAAACTCTTAGTGACGAATTGATTTTGGAAGATTTTCACATCAGTAAAGCTGAAAAGAAATGGAAATTTAAGATTGGTTATTGCAATCACGTTGACATTCAAGAAGTGGCTCCAGGTGTCATGATTGGGTTAAAACATTATGCAGGAAGAATGCACTTAGAAAAACTTCAAGATTTGCCTTTTGACCCCAATTCACAGTTAACCGAAGATCAGGCAATTGAGATTAGAAACTATTGCAAAAATGATCTTGAGGTAACTGCCCATCTTTATTCTCGTTTAGAGCAATCTATTAAATTAAGGGAGCAATTAGGATTAGATTATGAACTTGACCTGCGATCAAAATCAGATGCTCAAATTGCAGAATCGGTTTTAAAGAATGAAATAGAAAGTCGCAAAGGTAAAAGGATTGCACGACCCAAAAAAGATCGAACTGCGATTTTAAAATACAAAGTTCCTGATTACATAAAACCAAAAACCGAGTCGCTTAAATTAATTGTTGAATTAGTTAAAAAAGCTGAGTTTAAACTTGACGAAGGTGGCAGGCCAAAAATGCCAGATGCTATTAGAAAGGCTAAAATTCAGATAGGGCAATCTATTTACAACATGGGTATTGGCGGTCTTCATTCTACTGAAAAGAAACAATGTTTTACTTCAGACGAACAATATGTTTTGGTTGACCGAGACGTTGCCTCATATTACCCACAGATTATTCTTAATCAAAAACTTCATCCTTATCACATTGGCAAAGAGTTTCTTAATGTTTACCAATCAATTGTGGACAAAAGGTTGCAAGCCAAGGCAACCCCTGGGAAAATTGCCAAAAGCACTGCCGATAGCTTAAAAATTACAATTAACGGGGCATTTGGCAAATTGGGTAGCGAATACTCATGCCTGTACGCCCCTCAGTTGCTCTTACAAGTCACTTTAACTGGTCAGCTATCTTTGCTTCTATTAATCGAGATGATCGAATCTCGTGGCATTTCAGTCGTCTCAGCTAACACTGACGGAATTGTCGTTAAATGCCCAAGGGATAGGGAGGCCGAGTTTAAAGACGAAGTTTTATTTTGGGAACAAAATACTGGATTTACGACAGAAGAAACAATTTACAGATCAATTTATTCTCGTGACGTTAACAACTACATTGCTATTGGCGAGCAGGGTGACTTTAAAGCTAAGGGTAGCTACGTTTGCGATCTTTCTATGAAAAACAAGGATCGTGAATCGCTAATGAAAAATCCAGAATTTACAATCTGCAACGAAGCGGTAATGCTGTTTTTGAGAGATGGCACTTCGATAGAAAAGACAATACGGACTTGCCAAGATATTCGCAAATTTGTTGCGGTTCGTAAAGTTAACGGAGGTGCAATAAAAAACGAAAAGTATCTCGGCAAAGTTGTTCGCTGGTACATTCAAGAAGGTGAGTTTGGCACAATTAAATATGCTAAAAATGGAAACAAGGTTCCGAATAGCGATGGTGGATGCCCAGTAATGAATTTTGGGAATTTTCCAAATGACATTAATTACGAGTGGTATCACGAACGATGTTTTGGAATATTGAAAGACTTAGGTTACGGACGAAAAATTGAAACCCAATTAGGATTATTTTAAATGGAAAGCAAGCGACAGAGAAAACTCAGAAAAGACAGGGAAGCTCTAATATTGGCACTTAAAAAATTTCGATCTGTAGACAAGGTTGCAAAGGTGCTGGGAAAGTCTCGAAGTTCGATTAAGTCAGCCGCATATGCTCTTAAAAAATATGGACACGAACTTAGTTTTTTGGAAGATGGAAACGATTACAACAAAGAAATTTTTGAGCCAACACCGGCAGAAATCAAACAGGCTTGTTTGGAAATTCAAAAAAGCTGGCAAAAGCACGATTTTCAAGGAAGATTAAGGTCTGATTGGAAAGCAAAAAAAGTAGACTTTAAATCTGTAGACGTTATCGTTCATCAAAAACTTTCATCTTCAAAGGGAAGTGAGTAGAAATGTGGGTGATACCAAAAAATTTAAAAATGTCGTCAGCTTTTGTACCGGATACGGTGGACTCGAAAGAGGACTTGAACTTGCTGGAATCGACCATCGAGTCGTCGCTTGCGTGGAAATCGAAGCATACGTCATTGCAAACTTGGTGCAAAAAATGGAGTCGGATAAAATGGCTCCCGCACCTGTTTGGACGAATGCTAAAACCTTCCCAGGAAAAAGATTTCGAGGAAAAGTGGACATCTTCACTGGGGGATACCCATGCCAGCCATTCTCAGTTGCAGGACATCAGCTTGGAACAGAAGACCCAAGACACCTCTGGCCTTTCATCTTGCAGCAAATTCAAACAATTAGACCTGTTCAATGCTTCTTTGAAAACGTCGAAGGACACATTAACAGAGGACTTGAGCAAGTTATCTGTGACTTGGAAAAAGCAGGTTACGACACAACGTGGGGAATATTCTCAGCGGCAGAAGTCGGCGCGCCGCACCAAAGAAAAAGAGTCTTTATCTTGGGCAACTCCAAACACAATGGATCACCTTTCGCAGAAAAGCCCAGAAACAATTTACCGGCAAGCAACGACAGTTCGCAAAGGAAGAAAGCGACCGTCAAATTTAAGGGAACAGGTCAACCCAGTAGCAGTCAAAATTTATCAGATTGCAAACCTTCCAACTCCAGCGGCAAGAGATTACAAGGGTGCAGTAAAACCGGAAACACTTGCCAAGAAAAAACGAAATCCTTTGACGAACAGCTTGCCAGATGCCGTGAGGTATTTAAGCGGCAGTGGTTATCTGAACCCAAACTGGATAGAGTGGTTGATGGGTGTACCCACAGGATTGACCGAACTCGACTCTTGGGAAACGGAGTAGTTCCCCAGCAAGCAGCATTAGCTTATTTAATTTTAAATGAACGATTAAAAGGCGAAACGGTGGATCAAAATGCAAATAAAGTTAGGGAATGATGAACTTTGGACAGTAAATTTTGTTACTAAACCCGACATGCCCAAGAAAACATGGGGAGATTGCAATAACAAAACAAAAACAATTCGCGTCCGAACCGATCTATCCGATTTAAATGTTTTAGATACGATTATTCACGAAATGCTTCACGCCAGTAATTACGTTTGTTTTAGTGAAGAATTTGTTGAACAAACAGCTACTCAAATGGCTAAGGCTTTATTGAAATCTAATTTAATAACAATCAACAAAAATGAACTTTGAAATTGCAGGTGGGGTTCCTGATGGCTACAAAGCAATTTCATTTCGCAAAGTAAAGCAAAATGAAATTTACCTTGTTATGGGTCGGCAAAAGAACTACGCAATGAAGTGGAGTTCTCAAAGCCAAAGTTTAGACGAACGTATCATTCTCAAAAAAACTAAGCCGGTTGACGATAAATGCTAACTCCGTCAGGACGGAATATTCTATCTCCGGTCGATCTTAGGTAAGTCGGTTTCAATCCGATCTGAGTGACTTTTATGTCGTCAAGCAAACCACCTACACCAACACCTTGAATTGATTGAAATTTTAATCTGGTTGTTGTTGTGTCTGGAGCAGCAAGTGCCAATTCAATTGTTTCCCAGACAGTTTCTGTGTTGCTAGTCCCGTCAGTTGCCATTGTATGAACAAGTGATCCGTCCCAATAAATATCTATTCGATTGTCGAGTTGGCTTACAGCAGGTCGTGGAGAATAAAACAAACTTAACTTGTAAGTGTCGGTATCGTTTGTTGTTAAATCCACCCATATTGCATTTGTACCGTCAAGCTCGCCATGTTTAACTCCCTGTGCTGCCAGACCAATGCCAACAATGTTGTTTTGTATTTCAAACGGAACAGTTGACATAAATCCACCAGGGTCTTGATAGAGTCTCCATTGACCAGAAGGACAATCTATGTCTTCCCAGTTTTCAATAAAGATCAGTGTGTCGTCTGATATGTCGTCAAAGAATCCAGTCAAAAAATCTGTGTCATGCTCATAAAACCTGTTGTCATAATTAGTTGCCTGCATTGAAACAACGTAACTGTCTTTTGGATCAATCTCTTTGACAAGAAATGCACTTGGCCTTACGCGAGAGTTTTTGATGATTTGATAAGTTGTTCTGGCATACCGATCCGCATCAAGAACTAAAGGCAACCTTGGTGGCGATCCGACAGTAACATGAGTCGGATCGTTTACAGCACCAATGTCCAAACTTTCAACACTGCCGTCAAAATGCTGAATAAATATTGTATAGTTTTCTCCCGATTCTGGAGTAAACGGTTGAGACAATTCAAGTGTAAGAGAACTTTGCGAAACTATGTTCCCATCATTTGTATCTGGACGAGTATTATCAGCCACAAGGATTCTGTCATTTAATGTCAGTATCGCTGCTTCAGCAGTGGAATCAAACTCAACAGCGACATTCTGATATTGAATCTTTTGCCATTCTCTCCAAGCGTGCATGTGCGCTTGTATTTCGTTCGTAATCCCTACAATCTCAATCTTCTTTGGATTGCTTGCCGATCCGTCATAAGGAATCTGGTAAGTCTCTGTTGCTCCGTCAGAGGTGTCAGTCCAATCAAACTCAACCCCATCGTGATTGTCGCTTGCACCAAACCTGACGTTTCTGACTTCGGAGCCAGGAATCTTGTTTCGGTGATTAAAAATTAATTTTGATAAGTCTGTTTTCTTTTCAAAATTCAGCTTTAGCTGACTACCTTGTCGGTAAGGTATAGAAAACATTGAGTTGGCAACTGCAATAATCATTTCTTCAGCCGACAAATCTTTATTGTCAAAAGTATGAGCAAAGAAAACGCATTTTGTAGTTCCAAAATAAGTTCGATTTTGACTTGCCGCAGTAAACATACTGTCGTAATCAAGATCACTTTCTTGCATGTTTCCAAGAGTTGGATCAAGTGCTATGTGACGAATAATTAAAGTTGCATCGCTATTCGTTTCATTGTAATTTGTAAAAGTGTTAGTTCCAGGGATTCGAGACGGTATTTTTCGCCAAGCCAAGCAGTTTAGTTTTCGTTGCTTAACTGCTAAAGCTCCCGCAGTTGCTGGAGTGCGAACCTGTATTGTGGTCACATCGCCAAAACTTTGCTTGTCAACATACTCAAGACCGTAAAGGTCACGCCATTGAACTTCGTCAACAAACCTTGTTTCCTTTTCGTCAAAAGTTGGCGTGATTCTTCTTGCCTTTACTTCCCACAATTTATCTTTAGCGTTCGCAACACTTGTGTTGCCAGTTAGTGTATGAAAAGAAGACTCGGATCGAGAGTTTTGCAATACGTCAGAACCTTCAATAAATCGTCGGGTAGTTTGCTTAGTCCCAAGAATCTCCTGACCTTGCGAATTGACTTGCTTCATTTCAGTTTCTATTTCAACTGTAATTGCATTTTGTTCTTCGCCATCGTCCTTATACATCCCGTTTACGGCAATGTAGTTTGCAAGAACAATCCAAGGACTTTTAACAGTAAACGGACCTACCCATTTTTCGTCGTCGGAACTTAAATTTGCACTGCTGTAATTTGTAAACGTACTAGGCGTGTTCCAATTACTGTTTACTAAGCCTGGGTTTATTAAAACAATGTTGTTGTTAAAAACCTGAAAAATTTCATAAGTTCCATTTACATTAAGCGTATTTGCAGGGTCACCAGACAAAGAATTATCAATTGTAATTGTATCACCAACAGCAAAAAAACTTTCAAAGTTTATGTCTTGATTATTGGTAACAATTTGGTCTGGCGTGTTAAACGCAATGTCACTATTGCCGTCTATAAAAGTTGCGTCAGGCGCACGAAGGACTTGCCCGTTGACCGCATTTGATTTAACAGCACTCCAAACCTTTTCGTTAATTGCCCTACCAATTGATTGCTGGATCGTCTTCCCAGTTTTGTTTGGCGATTCGTATGGACCGTAGACTTCCACTGAAACAGCAGCTATGTCTTCAATAGGCGTTTGGTCGTCTTTAATGTCTTCAATTCTGTATTCGCCACGGCCAACGCACATATAGCTGTACTCGACTTCTTGATTGGCCTCAAAACGGAAATAGGGCTTGGCAATCAAATCAGGGACTGCACGAACCTCGCCGTAGATGTCAGGAACCCTTTCATTTGGTCTAGCTTTGTTTACTCGCTCAGAAAGTCCGTTGTTAGGCGATTGATCGCCCACATTTCGCTCTACAGGCGGTTTTGGACGCAAAAGGTAACTAAGTAGCCCAAGAAGCAAAACTTTAAGCAGAGAGCCAAATACGCCTGTCAAACCGAACAGAAAGAATTGTGGGTAAACGACACAAAAAATGTCACCCTCTAATTCACGAAGCTGCTCCATTGAACGGGCAATATCACCGGAAACTGGCGTGACATCAGTCTTTGTCGAAACGCTTTCATGATACAATCGGGAGTTGTCAGGAAATTGACCCTCGAAATAGTCGTAAAGAGAATCCAACACATTGTCAGTTTCAATGTGAAAATTCTCGTTTTGATCTAAAACATTTGGTATTACTGTGAGTTGTACTTTGTGTTGCATAGGTAATACTTCACGCTTTCAAAGGTTGATAAAACATACGACAAGTTTTGCAATTCTGGGCCTGTTTCAGTCATGTGAAAAATCATACCCTGCATAAAAACTCCAACATGCGGAGGATCACCTTTTCTGGCAAACAGAGCGATGCAGGGGTGAGATGGTTTTTCTAGTTTCCACAACCCTTTCCTGCTTGTCATCGCCTCGGAAAGACTGTTTGAGTTCCAAGCAGATACCATATCACAGATGTCTTGACCTTCCAAAAACATCCAAAGATCACGAACAAAATGCGAGCAATTGTAATTCAATCGGTCGTATTTTTTGAAATGAAAATCATCAAGTTCTGTCTCGCCTGGCATTACAGGAACCCTCTGAGCATCGGAAATTGGTTCAAAGTGTAAAGCCTGCCAGTTGAACTTTGGTTTTGATAAGGTGCTACAGCATCAAACTGTGCGCCGTCTTTGTTGAATGCCAATTCGTTGACTTCAAGAGTAAGCGGACCGTGAATTGGCCTAGAAAGATCATCGGAACGATAGCCACGCATCTTGCAGACAGGCTTAGTGTCGAATCCGTTGTTTGCAGCAACTAAATCTAACTCAAGCTGTAAGTTTCCACCAAGATCGCCAAACTCAATTTGCAATCCATAATC